GAAGCACAGGTCATTTTTTCTGCCGACGGGATGCGGCAGGTGGACACGCAGGCGCGGCGTGCATCATCTGCAATGGACGGCATGACCGCAGCGGCGAAGCGAACCGGCAGTGCGTTGTCTGGCATCCGGAGTGCATTCAGCGGAATTGGTGGCACGCTGGCGGCATTGGGTGTGACTGCGGGCGCGGTCAAGATGGCACAACTGACGATGGATGCGGAGAAAACCGCGATATCGTTTGAAGTGCTGACCGGCAGCGCAGAGAAGGCGAAAACGCTGCTCGACGACATGCGAAAGCTGGACAAGAAAACCGTCTTCGGTCTGCAGGAGTTGTCCCAGGCGCAAAAGCTGATGATGAATTTCGGCGTGGGCACTGAGGAAGCGTTCGGCATTCTGACAAATCTGACAGAAGTGGCACAGGGCGATGCAGAGCAGTTGATGTTGCTGGCGCGTGGTATGGCGCAGGTGAAGGCGGCTGGCCGTCTGATGGGGCAGGAAGCAAACCAGTTGATTAACAGCGGCTTTTCGCCGTTGTTTGAAATCAGCAAGTCCACAGGCCGCAGCATGGTGGACCTGAAGAAAGATATGGAAAACGGGCTGATTTCTTACGACATGGTGAGGCAGGCACTGGAGGGACTGACCACGGGCGGCGGGCGATTGGCCGGCATGAATGAGCGTATTGCGCAGACTACAGGCGGGATGCTGGGTAAGCTGCAGACCAGTGTGGAACAACTGGCCATTCAGATCGGCACCGCATTCCTGCCGATGGCGAATCAGATGGTGTCAGCAATCCAAGGCATTGTGGAGCCGATCAACAACGCCAGTTCAGCGGCTGCCGTCTTTGCCGGGAATGCAATGGCGAAGTGGACTGAGATGAGGAACAACCTGGAAGATTTGGGGTTTGCAATCGGCTACATTTTCGGCAGCCTGAAGAATCTGGCGTCGAATGTCCTGAGTGACATCGGCAACAGTTTTTCGAACATGGCCACAATGGCCGTTGATACGGCAAAGGCCATTGCCCACAACATGAGTCCGGGCGTGTTGTTCGGTGGCGAAAAACGGATGGAGCTGCCTACACTGCAGCAGTCCGCACTGAAAAGCAGCACGAGCGACCTGACAGGCATTCTGCCGGGACTGCAGGCCGAACTGGCATTGATCAGACAGGGCCGCATCACAGCAGCGCAGGAAGCCGGACGCGAAGCGGAAAAGCGAAAACAGGGACAGCAAATCGAGCGACCGGCAGCACCCGCATTGATACCGATGGCCGAACAAACGATGGCAGCCGCAGCCGAGCAAGTGCAGATTGAACGCGGCGGGGCCTTGCAGATGTTTCAGCGGCTGCAGGATCAACTGGCACCGAAGAAGCAGGAAGAAATGCAGAAGCAGCAGGTGGAACTGGCGAAACAGTCGCTGGAAGTGCAGCGGGCGATTGCCACAGGAATCACGGGCCTGCCACTGGTTCCGATTTTGGGATAAACACAGATGAGTTACCCGGCATTTGTTGAGCACGAAGACAGCCCACAGGAATCCGGCGACAGGTCCGGCGAACTGTCATTCACCCGCATTTTTCTGACGGCATGGGATGACCGCTGGGCATTCATTGCAGCGCATTACAGCAGCGGCGTTTTCGGTAAACCGGCATCGTATTCGTCTTACTGGCCGACGGTTCGAGCCGACAAATTCACGATTGACAAGCTGACACCGAAGCCGGTTGTTGAGTCCGTCACGGACCCCAACACGCAGCAACTTAGGCACGATACGCTGGCGAAAATTACGATCACTTACAGCCCGATGCAGATTGATGAAGAACAGCAGCAAGACCCGAACGACCCGACGCCACTGCCCGCCGGCACGTGGTGCACTTACACGCAGCAGAGCAATCTGGAATTCCGGACGGTGCTGGGCAGAAGCTGCAAGTGGGAGACGGACAACAAAGCACTTCCGGCAGATGTTACGCCAATCATACCCGAGGCAATCAGCACGCACGAACTGACATGGCATCAGGTTCAGACAGTGCCCTGGATTACGCTGGAGAGAATGAAGGGGTGCGTTAACGAGAGCAATTTCCGAATGCCTGGCAGCCCGCAGACGTTCAGGCCGGAAACGCTGCTGTTTGAGGGTTTCTCCGATGAAATCACCCTCAGCACAAATGGGCAATTTAGCACACGGAAAATCACGCTGAGATTCTCCGCGAAGTCACAGAAGGCATTGACGACATCGCCCCGAGTGGCGAACGACCCCGAAGCGAATGTGGTTTACGGCTGGAATCACCAGTGGCGGGACGACACGGCAGATTATGACCGGGTGCTGTCTGCTGACTCGAATGATCCAATGTTCCAGACGTTCAATTTCAACACGTTGTGGACGGCGCAAGTATGACGCAGGGCGATAAACATCCGGAGAAGTTTGCCAAGGGGCAGCGGCTGACGGCTGCCAGCCTGAATGGGCTGACCGAGGCAATTCAGTCGGTGATGTCGCGCATGATTGGGCAGCAGGTTGTCCGCCCTCTGAACCGTCAGGCAATCCTGCAATCTGATTTACTGGCGGCAGTGAACACATTGACAGACAGAAGCACAGCACTGGCGGAGGTGTTGCAACGGAAGACAAACGGGGATCTTGAGACGACCGGGCAGGTTGTCACGGTGGTGAATCCGTTTCAAGAGATTTCAATTGACGCCGGAACGTACATCAAGATTGAGTGGATCGACGGTGAGTGGCAGCCATACGCAGCGGACTGCCCTGCACAATCCGCCAGCATGAGCATGAGCATGTCAGGATCGGCGAGCGAATCGGCAAGCAATCCACCGCCACCGCCGGGAGGGCCGTGAGATGTTGATTGGTTGCGGCTGTCATTGCGGAGAAGAATCAGTATCACAACCGCCATCCGTAGCGAGTCAGTCTATTGCATACCCGAGCTGGTCGGAGTCATTCCCGAGCACGTCACAATATCCGAACAGCACAGACTACAGCGGCGGACTCGATTACCCGTGCGAGGCGTGTTTGGGCGATGTGATTCCGGACGCCTTTGAGGTGACGCTGGATCTGCAGCAGCGAGACCCGATTGCGCCGGGTTTCGACTTTGAATGCTTCGAGCAAATCTCTGACCGCAGGCCGTTCAGGCTGCAGCGTATGACGCACCCGAACGGGGTGGCCGATTGCGGTTTCCAGTTGGGATTGGGTGACGGATTGACGCCACCGCCTGGCGATGTGTGGTGTTGCTACGGCAACATGTTTCGAGGCAGCGCGGCTAATCTCGGATGCTACAAGATCAGCGGCGATGGCGTGTGTGGTCTTGAACCGCTGATTGCAATGCGGCTGATGAAGCTGGGGAATGCGTACAATCCGCCACGATACGCAGTTCAACTGGCCTTTCAGTTTCTTCATTGTCCGACGGCTGGCGGACCAGTCGCGACCACGTATTACCTCAAGGTGATTTATCACGGCATTGCAAATGATGATGGCACTGTGCCAACACGCACGGACAAGCTGTTCTGTCTGAATGAAATGCAGTTGACGTGGCTGATGGCCACCGGCACAGTAGAAAGCGCAGAGTTTGGCGATGGGGGATATGCACCGGGAAACAACTACAGTTTCCTGCTGAACCGTGGCACCTTCCCCGAGTTTGTGAAAGTGCGACCGGCAGGAACATGATATGGAGCCGTGCGGGTATCGTGAGCAGGTGGGCGTGGATGGAATGGCAGCGTGTCACAATCCGCGCGTCCATTCTCCCGGTCTTGTCCCGCTGGAAGTCTGCCAGCACTGCCTGCTGAGGAAAGCCCCGACATACGAAACGGCAACGGCTGTCATGCTGGTCAAGCAGCAGAAGGCACAAGGGCCTTATCGGCCTGCACCGAAGTCCTGCGGGGGCTGCGGCACGGTCAAGCGCAGGCAGGCAGCAACGCAGTTTGTGTGGCCGTATTGGCACGGTGGGGCCAGTGGCGACGAACTACGCTGGAGCGTGCGAAGCGTCGAGCGTTTTTTCGATGGGCCGGTGAAAACCACAATCGTGGGCGATCGTCCGCCGTGGTATCGTGGGCACGTGATTGAGCAGCCCCGCATCGCGCCGTGTGCGAACCGCGGATTCCGGGACATGTTGGCCAAGATGAAAACCATGAGTCAGCACCCCGAGATTGATTCGGAATTCGTCTGGATGATGGACGACGTGTATCTGATCAAAGAGACTTCATGGGACGATCTGGACACACCCCGCGCGTATCCGTGGACGCGCGACAATTCGAACCAATGGCAGCGGCGCAAGTGGCAGTCGATGGAGGCACTGCGGGCGAAGGGCAGGCCGCAGCATGACTACGCGACGCACCTTCCGCATACGGTCGAGCGGACGAAGCTGGCGACGCTGTTTGAGGAATTCGATTTGGATAACCAGACACTGCTGTGGGAAGTGCTCTATGGCAACACGTATCGCGGCAGACCCTACGGCACGCGGGGATTCTTTGCGAGGATTCAGCAGCGGCATACGGTCGAACAACTGCAGCAAGTGACGGCAGGTTGTCACGTTCTCAACCACCTGCAACAATGCTGGACGCCTGAGATGAGGGCATTTCTTTCCGGGCTTCTGCCGGAACCGGCGTCCAGCGAAACGACGGACAGCGGCTATCAACCGTCCTTCAGGAAGGTCGGACGGCCGCAGCCGCGGAAGGTGAAGCGCAGACCACGGCACACACACAGGGCGGTGATTGAGGCCGGAAAAACCCAGTGATTTTGCGGGGTGGAATTATTTTCTGAAAATCTTCAAGACAGGGCTTTACAGTTTCCGAAAATGAATGTAGACTGATGCACGTGGCAAGTGTGAACGACAAACAAACGAGGGGATGAACGATGACGACAACGACAGCAAACAGCGGTGTGACTGAGATTCTGGCAGCAAGCTACAGCGAAGAATGCCCGACGCATGGCGGTGAAGTGAAGAAGGAATACACCTTCGGACGTTACGAGGACGCCACTCTGTACACTCACCACGGTTGCAAGTGCTGCGTTCTGATCACCCGCGATCTGGGCGGCATGGAAAACAACATCGCATTGATGGGCCGCTACAGCGATTTGGCTGGAACCGCCACCCTGCACAAACTGCTGCAGAGTGCGAAGTGCAAATGAAGGCAAGCACAACACCCCGGCAGAATGTCTGCCGGGGTTTTTTGTGTCAGCGATTTGTCAGCAATTTGTCAGCGCAATTTCAGCGCAATTTCAGCGAGGGTGGGACGCATGGCAAAACTGTATCTTCGGAGCATGAACGAGCTGTGTGAGACGTGCAGGCAGCCGCTGTGCCCGTGGGAGGGCGAGCGGTGCGAGGTGTGTTTACTCAAAGAAAGGGATGGACATGAAGAAGGCAAAGACAGTGACCGAGACGAAGCCCGTGATGGGCAGACCCCGCAAACATTCGCGGGACGCAATCACGTGCGTGGTCAAACTCCCGCCCGAGGTGGTGGCGTGGATTGATGCACGCTACACGACGCGGCAGGAGGGGTTGTCGGCGATCGTGGCAAATGCGGCGGGGGTGCAGTGATGCCACAAATCCGAATCTACATCGACGGCGACACGGAGCAGCCGACACCGGCACCGCAGGCAGAGCCGTCACTGGATCTGCAGGCGGAGATTGACAGAATCAATCGGACACTGTCGGACGTAATGCGGCGAATAGCGAAAATCGAAAGTGACGTGCGAGGTTTGCGGCTGAGGCTGATCGATCAAGACGCGGAGGGGCAGGTACCATGAGTGATCTCGACATTGCATCACTGAGGCAGATTGAACATTTGCAGAGAGCAAATCACGTGCTCGATAGCGTGATTGAGGATCTGCGAAAAGATCTGCAGGCAGCGAATGAGCGGCTGCAGGTGTTTTACGAAACCATGCGAGCCAGCGCGCCGAAAGTCGGCGGGCCGACGCATTGGACCGTGCGCAGCAGTGGCTGGCCGTGGACGCACGCAGTCGGTGCCACTGCTGAGCAGGCTGTCGACGCAGTGCTGGCGGAGATCCGTCGGGCTTTTAAGGAGGAACAGGTGCCATGAGTGACGCATTGGTGGCGGCGTTCTGGTTTTTGGTGACGCTGATCAGCGGATTGGCTGAGGGGCTGGCCATGGCACTGACGCTGTGCGTGCTGCTGAATTTTGCGGTGTTGATTTTGATGATTGTCGTCGGGGCGTTTGTGGACTTTTTCAGCGATGATACAGAGGGGGAAACAGAATGAGCATAATCCAAACACCCGAGGAACTCGCAAACGCAATCCGCAACGATCCGCAGCGCGT